GCAACAGGCGCAATTAGCTGAAGAGATTACGGCACCACTAAAAGCAGATGACACTGTGCTTGGTTATCAGGCGAACAATAGCCTTGGCGAATTTGCCGGGGAAACTGAACGCGCATTAAATTATGAGATTGTTGCGCGTAGCAATTTTAACCCGGAGCCAGCAACAAAAGCCCTTGTTGAGGCTGGGCGCAAATACGATCAGGACGCTGTGTTTATGTCGAAAGTGGTTAAAGCCGGTACGCCAAACGCACGGCCCGGCATCGAGGTTTATTTTGTTAAAAAACAAGATGAGGCGTTTACTCAAAAAATTACAGAGATATTGCGTAAATATGGAATTGATGGCTTTACGTTTGTAACCGATAATAGGGTTGCAGATAAACCAGCGGCTCAAATAGAAACTGGCGCAAAAACCGCTGGCCTTACTGGTGTAAGGATGCAATATGTTCCTGAGTTTGATGATGCGTTTGATGCAACAAACGCAGATCAAATTTACAAACAAAAAGCAAAACAGTATCGTAGAGCAATGCGTGACATATTAAAGCTACAGGATATTAGTTATGCGGATGTTACTTACTATGATACAAAGGTTTACAAAAACACCGATAGACCCGGTGCAGAATGGATAAACGGAGGCATTAGTTATGATGAGTACCTTGCAGGAAATTCTTGAGGAAGAATTAGCAGATGGAGCTGGTGAGGATGACCCGGTTGTGCAGCAATTACGGCGGCAGATTGCGGCTGAAGAAACCGGAAAAACGTCAGAGGAATTATATATCACAGGTTCTGTGAAAAAAGGATAAACAATGGCGATACCTAAAGACATGAACGAGCAGCCATCCATCTTGGATGAGCAGCCAACGACTACGCAGCCTGTGCCAGAGGAAGAGCTTGTTCAAGTCGCAGGGGTAACGTCAGCAATTTCGCGCAAAGCAACCAAGGGCATCCTTGAGCCGCTAACGGCCAAGGGTGCGCGTGTTTCGCCGGAAAGCAAAATAACAAGAACCCCAACGCTAAAGGAAAGCATTATTGATGCGCCGTTTGAGCCGTCATTTGAAATACCAAAAGCAGAGGTTCCACAGCCACAGCCAGTAAAGCCCGCGCCTGTTGATCAGGCCGAGGTCGACGCACGGCTTGCAGCTAGAGAGCAAGAGCTAGGCGCAGCGCGTGAGGTGCCTTCACCATCTAAGGCACAAAAAGCCGCTGGTCTTGTTAAAGGGCCAGTGAATACGCGCTTCTATGACAATGACGGCTTGGCGGCTACAGTGCAAGCAGCGGCCAAAGCTGCTGATGCTGGCGAGGTTGCCGCGTCAAAGCCAATGACAATCAAAGAAATTTATGATCGCGCAGAAAACGCTGGCATTCCGAAAGAGAATTTGGACTTGGTGTTTTCTGGTCAGGACATTAGCAGCAGCGTTGGGGGCAATGAACTTGCGCAGCGTATGGCTGGCCTGATGGTTTTGCACGACGTTAGCGCAGGCAAGGTTGATGATCTAATGCGTATGGCCGGGCGCGGCGAATTAGATGACGTTGGGAAACTGGAATTGCGTGAGGCTATGGCGCAGCACAATATGATCCTCGATCAGCTATCAGGCGCAAAGACTGACGTTGCTAGAGCAATGAACGTGTTTAAGGGTGCGCGTGATCGCGGCGACAGCTTAAGCATTAAAGAGGTTCGTGATGCGCTTGACAATCTTGGCGGCGACGATCAATTGCGGATGTTGGCAGAAACATACAACAACACCAACAGCCCGGCAGCCAGAAACGCTTTGTTAAAAAACAGCGTCAGCCGCAAGTCTTATGAGGCTATTGTCTATATGGCTCAATCGGTCATGCTGAATGACCCGGCGACCCATATGTATAACGCCGCCGGTAACGCGCTGAATTTATTTATGGACGTTCCTGAGCGGGCCTTGTCTGTGCCGATTGGTATGTTGCGCCAGCGCCTCGCAAAAACATTTGGGTATAAGACAGACCCAGATCGTTATTATGGGGCTGACCTTTATGCGCGGGTGTCAGGTTTTAGAAATGGCATAATTGATGGTTGGTCTATGATGGGCGCAAAACTGTTAGAGGGTGGTGCCGCCAAAGACGCACCGACAGACCCGCTGACGACAAAGTTTTGGGCTGGCGCAAATTACAAAATACCGTTTACAAAACAAATACGCGAGTTTCCTGATTTAACAGACAACGTGCTTGGCAAAGTCCTCAACAGTATGGGTCTGGTTTACTCTGTGCCGTTTCGCGCACTGGGCGCTGCCGATGAGTTTTTTGCTGGCACGGCGCAACGTATGCAATTGCACGAAGAGGCTGCCCGGCTAGGCGGCAGAATTTACGACACAACATTACAAGAGATGATTGACGCAGGGGCAGAGCCAAAGACAGCCGCGGCGCAGGCTATGTCAATTGCACAACGTGCTGTGCAAAAATTGCTGACAGAGCGCCCGGCAGATATTGAGATGAGCATCAATGCGTGGCGCAAACAAGTCACGCTGCAAGATGATTTAAACAGAGAGGCACCATTCTCAGTCATTTATTCTGGCGCATCAAAGCTGATGAACAAATGGTGGATAAAACCATTGGTGCCGTTCTCAAAGACGCTAACAAATATTGCGATTGAAAGCAGCGCAAGGGCTGGCCCACTTGCGTTTGTGTCGCCGCGCTTTTATAGCGAAGTGCAAAAAGGTGGCAGAGGCAAAGACCTTGCTATCAGCCGATTAACTCTTGGCGGCAGTATGCTTTACGCTGGCTATATTATGGCTGGTGAAGGCACCACAACAGGCGCAGGCCCTGCTGACACAGACCAGCGACGGGCTTTGCAGTCACGCGGCTGGCAGCCATTCTCTTTTGTTATTGGCAAGGATCAAATTACATCTCAGAACGTGCAGCAATTGCGTGAAATTCTTGGCGCTGAAAACGTGACAGAAGGCACAGGCCAAGACTTTGAAGGCAATATCTATATTTCTATGAAGCGCCTTGAGCCTGCAAATATGCCGCTGCTTTTGGGCGCTGCATATGCTGACGCTATGCGCTATCAGGAATATGACGAAGATGGGTCATATGGGCAAGCTGTGTTTGATGCAAGTGTTGCTGCGCTGGCTGAATATTCCACATCAATACCGGCGATGCAAACCTTTGCAAAAATAATGCGGATTGCCAACCAACGTCAGACTGATGGCGGCGATAGGGTTGTTGCTGGGATTAACCAAATTGCGCAACAATATGGCAGCTTCCTTATTTCTGGAACGCCTGTCCTTGGATTTACAAACAGCACACTAACGTCACGCATTGAACGTGCAATAGACCCGGCTGTTAGCAATGTTGGCGTCGGCGAGGATTTCCCTGATGCCCTTGTTGGTTTGGGTGAGGCTTACAACAGGTGGCGCTCACGCATTCCAGTATATTCAAAGGATGTGCCTATCAAGCTAGATGATTATGGTGACCCTATTGGCATGACAAATGCGCCAGCTTGGCAGCCATTGTCTATGACGTTTGGTGAACACGATGAAACCAAAGAGTTTCTCGACGCAATCCATCACGCAATCCCACCGGCACAAAGAAAATTTGACGGCATCAAAATACCGCCAGAGATTGAGGCTCGGTATAAGACCCTTTACGCAAAAGAGATTGTCATTGATGGCATGACGATGAAAGAAAACATCAACGCCACAATGAATGAAATGATGGATGATGCTGAGTTTTCTGGCACAGAGTTAGCTATTGGCGATATGCGTTCAATGGTTAATAACATTGTGGGACAATATCGCAAGATTGCGCAGATCAGAATGTTTGGCGCTAGGTCTGAAAATGAAGCTGACCCTCGCCTGTTTGAATATGCTCTGGTTCCAGAAGATTTGTCAGAGTATGGTCTGTTTGGCTCAGAAATTGAGTTTCCAGAATTTGCGGAAAAGCTGGCAAAGCAAAAAAACAAGCGCCGTTTTCCAAAATTAACAGCGCCAGATAACGCAGAAAAACCGTCCTTATCAGGGATGATAAAATGATGTATAATCTCAGCAATCATATGAGGCACCAAAATGGCTGATTACAATATTAACGCAATTACACGCCGCGTCGTGTTCACCGGGTCAGCCGGGCTTGGGCCGTATGCGTTTTCGTTTGAGATTTTAGATCAGGACGATTTGGCCGTTTACTTTAACGCGACCAGCCTGACGATCACCACAGATTACACTGTGACGATCAACGCCAACGGCACTGGCAGCGTCAACATTGTCACTGGCAGCAGCGTACCGTCAACGCCGACAGCCTCAGATCAGATTGTCATTGTTGGGGCGCGTGACATTGAGCGCGTCACAGACTTTGTGACAGCCGGTGACTTGCTGGCGTCGAGCCTCAACGAGCAGCTTGACGCGCTGACAATCTTCGATCAGCAAGTGGCAGAGGAAAACAAGCGCGGCCTACGCGCCCCGGTCTATGACCCTGCACTGGTTGAGGATGGCGGCGTCGTTGACATGACCCTGCCAGCCAAGGCTGACCGGGCGCTAAAGTTTCTAGCGTTTGACAGCAACGGCAACCCAATCGCCACAACTACGGCTGGCGATTTCAGAGGCAATTGGGCGGCGGGCGTTGACTATGCGGCTGGTGACTTGGTGGTTGATACAACTAATCAAGACATTTACCGCGTTAATACCATACACACATCAAGCGGTTCGCTGCCATTAAGCACAAACATAAACAGCGCAAACTATGATTTGTTTGTAAATATTTCGGCGGCGCAGACTGCGTTGATTGAGAGCGTGGCGGCTGATACTGCCACAGCATTGGCAATAGCACTAGGATAGTAAAATGGCTAACACCTTCAAACTCAAGACTAATGGGGCTATGCCAGCCAGTGCTGGTACGCCTGACACGCTTTATACAGTTCCGGCTGCGACAACCACGGTTATCATTGGCCTGACACTGGCAAACATCGACACAACATCAGTTACAGCCACAGTGCAAATTGTGTCTACAACCGTTGATGTTGAAACCAACGAGACAGTCAGCGTTATCAAAGACGTTCCTATCTTAGCTGGCGCATCATTAGAGTTAATGAGCGGCAACAAATACATCTTGCAGACTGGCGACATTGTTAAGATTGACTGTGGCACATCTGCTAAGATTGACGCGACATTGAGTATTATGGAGATAACCTGATGCAGTATATTGGCAGGGATATTGTCTTAAATACTCTCAATGTTAGGGAGCCTTTGACACTTGACGGCAATGTGCCAATTTATCAGAACGCACAAAGCGTAAACGCTGATTATACAATTTCAGACAACACAAACGCTATGTCGGCAGGGCCAATCACTATAGCCAGCGGCGTGACTGTGACAGTCGGCACAGGCGAAACTTGGACGGTGGTGTGATATGAGTACAGTAAAAGTAGACACCTTAGTAGCCAGCGATGGCACAAGTCCTGTCACGCTGACTAAGCAGAGTGCGGCGAAGGCTTGGGTTTCAAACGAAGGGGGCAGCACTAATGAAGATTCGTTTGGAATATCAAGCACTACAGACGCTGCTACAGGAAATTTTAGGTTCGGTGTTACAAGCACCTTTTCTGTTCGCCCTACTCAAACATCAAATGTTTTTACAACTTCTCTTAACAGATTGGCAACTGTAAATTTTTCCCAACACACAACAAGTCAAATGGCTGTACTAACGCACAGCCCAAGTGCGTTAGAAGATGTTAGAAATATGAACGCAGCACACGGAGACCTAGCATGAGTGAGATAAAAGTAGACACCCTCACTGGCAAAACCTCCGCTGGTGACATCACAGTGACCTCTGAAGGTGGTGCGGCGACTATGCAGTTGCAGCAGGGGCTGGCGAAGGTTTGGGCAAACACCAGTGCATCTGCAATTACTGACAGCTTAAATACGTCTTCATTTACAGATAACAGCACCGGCAATCACGCAGTCGGGATTTTCAGTGCGATGGGAAACACAACTTATGGCATTACGGGATTTGCAAGGGCAGATGGTTCCGATACAGGTTATGCTTACACTTTAACTGCAAATATTGCCGATACTAAGACGACATCCGCATTTCAATTTTCTAGCCGTTATCAAGGCGGTGGTGGTGGAAGCATTTACGATTCCACTGAAAATGGCTTTAATTTGCACGGAGACTTAGCATAAAATGGCTGGAAAAATTATAGCAGATACGCTGGAACACAGCACCGCAGGTAGCCTATCAACAGAATACGTTGTGAATGGTAGTGCGAAGGTGTGGTGTAATAATGACCAGAACTCAACGCACGACATTGCTGACAGTTTCAACATTGCCAGTGTCACTGATGCGGGAACAGGGCGGAGTGATTACGCATACAGTAACGCTATGTCAAGCTCTGCACACGCACCTCAATCAAGTGGTTATGATAGTGTGGGATTTTTTGCACACGCATTATACAACGTTGCAACGACAGGACACACTGTCGGTGTGAATGGTGTTGACTTAGAGGGTGTTTACACCACAACACACGGAGACCTCGCCTGATGACCCAGACACCAGATTTCAAAGGCACACACCTATTTGACCGCCTATGCTGGGCAAAAGAAAACCTAGAGGGTGTGCAGTCAGACTATCGGGTTGTCTATGAGGACAGCGTTGATGAGTGCGCTAAAATCCTCGTTGCAGACCCAAACTGGATGGCCTGTGCGCTTGCCGGAAACATCCTCCCTCCGGTGTGGGTCTACTGGGAACTGGCAAAGGACGAGGCGCAGCCTGACTTTAAGAAGCACACCAGAGGTTACTTGCTGCATGAGACTGAACCAATGCCAGCTATGACTGAAGAAGAAGCAATCGAATACCTAATTCAGAAGGACATCCCACAGCACGTCTGGCAGAATTGGGATACCGGCAACAAGCCGAAGATGGTAATATGCCGCAAGGAACAATTACCGCAGACTAGAGAATGGCGCAATTCTTGGCGCATATCTGATGAACTAAACTTAGCCGCTTAGGAGATTATAATGGCTGTTACAACTTACATCGTAGATAAGGACGGTAATCAGATTGACGCTTCAACTGCAACCGTTCCGGCTAACCGTGACTTTCGCGGTGCTTGGGTATTGTCAGGCAACGTGATTAGCGAGGACTTGACCAAGGCAAAGGAAATCTTTGCTGACAAAATCCGTGAAGCCCGCGCACCTTTGCTTGAGGCATTGGACACAGACTATATGAAAGCACTAGAAACAAGCGCAGACACCACAGCAATCGTAGCAACAAAGCAAATCTTGCGTGACGCACCGACTGCCGGTAACAGCGCAACAACCATTGCTGAGTTAAAGGCTGCTTGGCCTGCTGCTTGTGGTGACAGCCCTTACGCATAGGTGACCTATGACCGAAGAAACCAAAACAACTGCGGATATGGCGGCTGGCGGTATTACGATAGGCGCGTTCTTTGAGGCGTTGCCTGAGATTACTGCGCTGGTCGCGTTGGGTTGGTGGCTTCTTCGTATCTGGGAGACCGAGACCGTCAAGCGGTTGACTGGTCGACAGGACGATGTTTAAGGCTATTGTATTGGCCTGCTCTTTAAGCGCTCCACAAAATTGCATTGAGCTACATGACTTTCGCGGCCCTTGGCCTAGCTATGAGGCTTGCGTTGAGCGAGTGCATGAGATGGCACAGGACATTGGCGAACTGCCCGGCGACCTAATCGCCAAATCTTACAAGTGCCTGCCGCTCAGGAAAGGAATGCTGTCCTAATGGAGCCTATTACCACAGCGATAGCGGCAGTAACCGCCGCCTCAAATGCCATAGCCTTTATCAAGGCGCGGGTTAATGATGTGCAATCTGTGGCTGATCTTGGCGAGCAGATCGGCACACTATTCTCGGCGCAAAAGAAACTGAACGAGGAACGAAACAAGCAGGCCGGGGTTGGCGACGTTAGCTTTAAGGGAAGCATCGACGCGGTGCTTGAGGCAAAGCGGCTCAACGAAGAGATGCAGCAAATCGCAACGATGATCAATATGCGCTGGCCTAAACCAGCGGATCAGCCGTCGACGTGGCAAGAGATTATCAACCACCACAATCAGGCTTTGCGCGAGCAGAAAGAGGCTCGCCTTGCAGCGGCCAAGG